AAGGTCTAATGCTACAGGAATATCTGTTGGTACTTTTTTATAATTGCCATCAATTGAACTTGGAGAACTCATATAAAAAATTTCACCTTCTCTATTATTAGGTAACCATATATAATCTCCTTCATTCATATAGATTTTTCTTTTTTCAAATGCCATCCAATAATTCAATCCTTCAGTTATTCCATTTGTTGGATAAACATTAAATTCTTTTAAATTTATAACAGGAGATAACCAATCTTTTATTTTTGTTTTATAAAGTTCCATAGCTTCAAGGTCAGGAATTACTGTATTAACCATACCTTTTATTTCCTTTAAAGTAAAACTCTTTAAAATTCTTCTATTTTCTATTAACCAAGTAATCATATCTTTGAATAATCAAATGCTATTCTATGTAGCATTCTTTTATCCATATTTTCAAATTCCCAACGTTTATGAATAGTTAACCATTGTTCACTTATAACAATATCACCATCTTCCCAATAATGGTCATATCTAAATCTATCTTGTAAAACGTGTTCTTTTAATTCTTCATACACATCTTTTTCTATACCACCAAATATCTGATTAAATGGAAAATATAAACCAGTCTTCCCAGCAGCATTTGTATATACTAAATCAAAAGGTCTATCTATTGAGTGGTGCTCTTTAAAAAAAGTAGATGTAGTATAATTACCTTTCTTATAACCTAATGTCAATTTTACATCTCTTATTTTTTCTTTTAGAGATGTAGGTAAACTCTCATAACTTGCTACATTATCTATCCAACTTGTCTTACTACCTTTTGAAAATTCTTTAGCATATAACCAAATTAAAGGCATTCTACTTTCATTACTTGCTTGGTTGGCGTGCCAATCTAATGCACTTGTATGACCAAATAAACCTTCTTCACCGTGTTCATTTTTTTGACCTGTAACTCTTAATATACCATCTGATAAATGAATATGTTTGGTTCGGTCACTAGTATATTTTTGATACTCACCTATTTTTGAACAAACATCTAATTCATCTTGTTCAGATAATTTTTGATTTCTTATAACAACAACTAAATCAGATAAAATTGCTTTACCAATTTCTTTAACTTGGTTTTCGGTTGCTTCTTTTAAATCTATATCAAAACTTTTCAATTTGTTCTCCTATTATCTTCAATATATTTCTTTAATTCATATTGTGGTTTCCAACCGTAACTAGTCATTACTTCTATATTTGCTTTGTTATCAAGTCTTTCAGTATCACCAGCAATTCTTTTTTCAGTAGTAATTCCAAAGTGGTCCATTATATCAGTTAACTTATGTGTAATGCCTGTTCCTATATCTATTACACCCGTCCTTTCATCAAATGCTGAAATTTGGCTTTGTCTTAATAAAGATTCAATCGCTGAACAAATATCATAGACGTGTATAAAATCTCTACTATGATTTGTATTAATATATGGCACATTATTTTTTAATATTCTAGGTATCAACATTTGTTCTCTTGCACCTGGTCCATATACAGTAGTAAATCTCATACCTAAACTATTTTTATTAGCAATTTGTTCCATACTATACTTACTCATTGCATAAGGATTTCTCCAAGGTTCATATGCTGTACTTGAACTTGCATACAAAATTCTTGTATCTTTAAAATGGTCAAATAGTCTTTGACTTACAATTACATTTTGTTTCCAATAGTCTGTAGGATTTTCAAAACTTTGTCTGACACCAGATAGACCTGCTAGATGAATAACTACATCTACATTATAATTTAAATCACAGGTAAGTAATTCATTTGGGAATAATACATCACCTGAATTGCGGTCTAAACCAATTACGTTAAAACGTTTTTCTGATAACCATACTGAAAGATTTTTACCAATAAATCCATCACTACCTGTTAATAATATGTTCATATTCCTATCACCATATACCTATCAAATTTATCCAATTTTAAAGTACCCCTATATAATATTTTTTCTAATCTCAAACTCTTCTCAAATTCTATTACACTATTATGACAATTAATATGCTCTCTAATAGAAAAATAATTATTTGATTGTAATATAACTAACGACCCTTTCTTTCTTCTTTTTAAAAATTCATCTATTAAATACTGACCAAGATGTTCGCAAGAAGTACACATAACTATATCAAATTTTTTAATATCATAATATTTTATATCAGCGTCTGTAAATATAATATCTTTACCTTTATAAAGCTTATTCCCAATCTTTTCACACATTGGGTCTTTATCAAAAGAAACAACCTCACCTGTAGTATATTCTTTCATCTTATTTGCTAAATGCCCATACCAACCAGCCGCTACAACTACAGAAGGATTGTTAAAAAATGTAAAGTATTGTTTTGACTTTTCTATAAGCCAATCTTTACTTTTCTCTTGATTTTCGTTTAGTGAATTAACAATAGACTTAACTAGTCTATCTGTGGTGAAGTTGTCAATCACTTTTAATATTCTGTCCATAATCTTTAATAAATAGTACTAGTATTATTTATATGAGTATGAAAAGAGTTATTTACAGTATATACATTGATGTGCCTGCGAAAGAACATTATGGCAAGTCAAAATTTATAAACGACACAGCAAAAAGGGCAAGTATAACCGTTAATGCATTTAAAAAACATTATACAAAATTAATTAAGTCTAAACGCCAATACGCTGACGCTATAGGTGTGCCTTTTATAATGTATGAATATAATAATCATTATCAAAAGTATGAGAAATTTTTCCTTGATAATTATCCAGAAATAACAGGTTATGAAATTGTAAATTTTTACAAGATACATTTACTTTATGAACTAGCAAAAAAGTATGATGAAATTTTGTATTTAGATTTTGACGCTATACCTGTAACTAAAGATTCCTTTTTTGATATATGGGATATACAAAACTATATTGCCGTTTATAATAACAATACTATGATTAATAAAATGATGTTACGTTTAGATGAAATTAAACACGGTATTAGAAGTCCATCAGCAAAATATTATAATGCTCAAGCTTTACTTATTGCTAAAGGATGTGACCCTAATAATGATGTTATCAATACTGGTATCATTGGTGCGTCAAAAAAACAAATCCTTAAATTAGATTTCTTTGGTGACTTTAAAGGCACACTAGATTTAATGACAAAATTAAGATATGATAAAACTGGTTTATATCCTCAAAATATTGTTGATATGTTTAGATATGATAATGAAACAATCTTTGCATATAAAATAAAAATGAATAATGTTAATATTCAATGGTTAGATAGACGTTGGCATTATTTTTTTGATACACAACATTTTATACCAAAAGAAACCAAAATAGTACACGCTGTCTGTAAACAATTTGATGTTGTATGGAGGTATAATGAAAAACATAATCTATAGTATCTACATAGAAAATAACGAACCTAATTTAAATGAAAAACACCAATTCACTAAAACACAATTAGCAAAACACTATCAAAAATTAATAGATGTTAAGAAAGAATATGCTAAGCATTGTAATGCTGAATACAGACTTTATGAAAATGATACTTATTGGCAAAAATTTAAAAAGAAATTCAATGGGTACCAATTTGATATCATCAATCTATACAAGATACATCTATGGGAAGAATTAGGTAAGGAATATGATAATGTTCTTTACTTTGATTTTGATGTAGTACCAAATACAACTGAATCCTTTTTTGAAAAATTTGATATGAATAAAATTTGTGTTCACGCTGTCAATGCAACTAAAGAAAATATATGGAGTACAAGTGCTTTAAAACGTTATAAGAAAAAGATAAACACATATGAAGAAATAGTTAGTAACTTTGATGGTTATAGTATGTACGTCAAAGCGATTGCTAAAAAATCAATGTTAGCATTAGATAACAATTTTAATACAGATTATCTAATAGTAAATACAGCAATATTAGGTGGCAATTCAAATGCTACAAAACAATTAAAATATACAGAAAAATTAGATGAACTTTTAAATATACTAAATGAAGCAAAAGAAGAAAAACTATTTGGAGAGAATATATCAAAACTGTTCTTTCCAAACAATGAAGTCTTTTTCCAATATCTATTGGATAAATATAAGATAAAATGGTTTAACATACCTTATGAATGGCATACATATTTAATGTCTAAAAACAAAATTACAAAAGATATTAAAAATTCTAAAATGATACATTTAATCAATAAAAGATTTGAGGAACTATGGGAGATATTAAAATGAGCTGGACATTTCCTATTGATTTAAAACTTGATATTACAACTAGATGTAATGCTGGGTGTCCTCAATGTCATAGAACAAACTTAACTGGATTAAAAGCACACGAATGGTTACCAGATATTGTTTGGTCTTTAAACCAATTTAAACAAGCCTTTCCTGAAAAAATTACTAAACACATTTATAATTTTAATATTTGTGGGACGTGGGGTGACCCTTTAACAAATAATGATTTATTAGATATAACAAGATATATCAGACAAGTAAATCCAGAATCACATATTTCTATCAATACAAACGGTTCATTAAGAAATGAAGATTGGTGGTGGGAATTTGGAGCAATAGGAGGTAAAAACCTACACGTTGTTTTTGCTGTTGAAGGCACCACACAAAAAATGCACGAAAGATATAGGCAGTTTACTTTCTTGGATAAAATTTTAAAAAATATGGAGATGTTATCTAACACTAAAGCAAGAATACGAGTTGATACTTTAGTATGGAAACATAATGAAAATCATTTAGATGAAATTGAAAAATTAGTTATGGATCACGGAGCAACCAAACATAACAGAATTTTAACTGACCGTTGGGAAGGCCGTAAAGAAATGACTTTTTTTACTGGAAAGGAAGCTACAGTTTTAGGAAAAGCTGGTGTTGATTTTTCAAATGAAGAAAAAACATATAACAAACGTGAAGCTGATTGTTTTACAGATGATGAAGGAACAGAAAAAAAAATTGATAATTTTACTAAACAAACAACAAAACTAACAGTACTAGATGGTATAACACTTAACAAAATAAGAAAAGAAAAAGAAATAATAGATATAACTTGCAAATGGAAAAAAGCAAATAAACTTGAAATTGAATCAAGTGGTCAAGTTTTACCTTGTTGTTATTTTTCTAATCCATATTTTTTAGATGAACACAATCCTTCTAACGTAAGTAATTTTATGGTACATCCAATTATGAAAGAATATGAAAAATATAAAAAAGAACTTAATATTTTTACTGCTAATTTAATAGATATAATAAATCACAAATGGTATACAGAAATATTACCTAATAGTTGGAATACTGCTAATCCTGTTTTGCAATGTCAAAGACACTGTGGAAAATGTAATGTATAAATCAGAAATAAAAGAATTCTACGATAAGAACAAAGCCTATTGTCATTATCCTTTTAGAGAAATATATAACAATAGTAGCGGACATTATAAACTATGTTGCCACGCTAATGTACATCCAGATACTAGGAAATATACAACTCAAAATATAACACCATTTAAATATTTTCGTTCTAAAGAAATGGAAGGAATAAGAAACAAAATGCTATCAGGAGAAAAAATGTCCTCTTGCCAAGTATGTTATCAAATGGAAGAGGCAAGTGGTGAATCATATAGAACTAAAGATGTAAAAAAAATAAGTGGCATTGAATTAGAACCTGCAAGTATTGGATTGAAATTAAGAGTACACGGATCATATTGTAATTTACAATGTTATATGTGCCATCCACATAATTCATCTGGAAGAAGAAATGAAATGAAAGCAGTATATGGTAAAGAAGTATTAAAAAAATGGATGCCAAATTTCAAAGGACTTAATTATACTCAATGGAATGATATATTAAAAGATATTTTAGATAATATTCATTTAGTAGAATATATAGTTGTTACAGGTGGTGAACCATTACTATTACCTAAACAATGGGAAATGATTGAAAAAATACCAGAAGAACACGCAAAACATATTCATTTAGCATATGATACTAATTTAACAGAATTAACATATAAAAACCATTCTATCTTTGACGTAGCAAAAAAATTTAAGGAAGTTGATTTAAGGGCGTCTTGCGACCATTATGGTAGAAAATTAGAATGGATAAGATATCCAATAAACAGAAAAAGATTTGAATCTAATTTAATTGAAGCTAAAGATTTAATAAAATTTATTAATTGTGCTCCATCTATTTTAAACATTTATGATTTAGATAAAATTTATGATTACTATAAACAACATTTTGGTCTACGTACACAATTTACAAGTATAGTAAGAACACCTCATATGTTATCTATAAAAAATGTGAAAGATAAAGATATATTATTAAAAAAATATGAAAAGTTAGAATGGTTTAATTATATTAAATCTGAATTATCAATGCCAATATATGATAAAGACAATATAAAAATGAAAAAATATTGTGATGATTTATCTAAACATAGAAACTTTAATTGGAGAGAACTTTGGAATGAATTCTAGGGGTTATAAACGCTGGAAGTTAACAGGAGATATGATTGTAATGAATTCTAAAACATACAATTTTTCAAATAGGTTTATTAATATAGACTCTACTCATAGGTGTCCTTTAGAATGCCCTAAATGTCTGCGTCAAGCAATACGAAGACGAGGTTATAAAGTACCTGGAAGAGATATGCCGTGGAATGATTTTATAAAAATTGCTAAATACTTTAAAAAGGGATTAATTTTTTGCGGTCAAATATCAGACCCTACATTTAATCCTAAACTTATTAAAAAATTAAAATATTGTAAAGAAAATAAGATTAAAGCTATACTTAATACTGCCGCTTCACAAAGACCTATAGAGTGGTATAAAGAAGCGTTTGAAGCAAATAAAAATGCTTTATGGATTTTTGGTGTAGATGGTCTACCAAAAGATAGTCACAAATATAGAATTCATCAAGATGGTGAAAAACTATTTAAAGTTATGAAAATGGGAGCCAAACTTGGTTTGTTTATACGTTGGCAATATATTGTTTTTAACTACAATGAAAATAATATAGAAGAAGCAAGACAAATGGCAAAATCTAATGGTATTCATTTTGATGTAATCCATTCAGGACGTTGGGGTACCAAAGACCAATATAAACCTAAAAACCCAAACAACTATTTAAATAGTAAGGGTGAATCACTTAATAAAGATTATGCAAAACATTATGCGGAGTATTTTAAAAATGAAAAAAATTAATGCAAAATGTTTAGCATTTAAAGAACTTTCTTATACAGCAGAAGGTTATTTAATACCTTGTTGTTGGTGTGATAATCCTAAAAGTTGGATACAGCCGCAAATTGCAAGATTTAAAAAAGAACATTTAAAACTTGAAAACAATGAAAAAGTTGAAGACATTATCTATAGTAAAGAATGGAAAGATTTTTTTAAAGAGTTAGATACAAATCCATCAATAACTTGTCAAAGATATTGTGGTGTATCTCTAAATTATAGTGTTAATAAAAGACCAGAACCAGGAAGTCCATTTAGAAAATGGATATCTTACCGCAAAGAACAAAAAATTAAAATAGGTTGTGTTTACTTTGAAGGTAAATATTCACTTGATTATGTTGAAAAACTTTATAATGGATTAAAAAAATATTGTACACTACCATTTGAATTCATTTGTTATAGTGATAATCCAAATGTTAAAGCAGATGTTGTTATTCCTTTACCTAAAGATAGTAAAATAAAACGTCATTGGCACAAACTATCTTTCTTTAATCCTGAATTTGCAAACCAAGAAGAAGGAGATGAAATTATTATTATGGACATTGACCAAATTATTATGAGTAATATAGATGATATAATAGGTTGGCCTATAGCAGATAATGAATTAGTATCTTATGATAAATGGTGGGGCGGACCAAAACCAAAACTTCAAGGTGGTTTTTATAAATTTAAATCTGGACAATGTAAATTTATATGGGATACCTTTATAGAAAATCCAGAAAAATGGCAATTACATTATTATAATACAAATCAAGTACATTACAAATATTTTGGTGAACAAAATTTTGTTGAAGATATTACAACTAAAAATAATATAGAAATAACATTAATTAATGGTAAATGGATTGGTAAATATACATTGGACAAACAACAGAATTTAGAAAACAATGTAGTGTATTGTAAAAAATTTGATGAGGATTATATGATACTTGATGAACCAAATCCTAATTTAAAGATTATACACTTTGCTGGTCCAGAAACTGCTATACACAATTGCAAAGCAGATTGGATTAAGTCTTATTGGAATCTTCCCAAAGACCAAGAAATACCTTAAACGCTTCTAAAGGAGTTTTTGCTTTTCTAATAGCAGTTTTTTTACTATTATCTTTACAATTCTTTACTATATCTTGTTCAAACAAATATATTTTAAAATTGAATAAACGGTCTATATGTTCTTTCTTATCACTTAAAAGAAAATCCATCATCAATGAGATAAATTTAGGATTAACTTCTTCTATTATTTGGTCTATAAGGCCTTCTTTTTTTGCTATATTTTTAACTTGACTAATATAAGCTTTTCGCTCTTCCTGTATTTTAGTATAAGTATTTTCGTGAAGTTGGTCTAAAGAACAAAGCTTTAATAACTCTTGACAAATTGGATTGTCAACATCATATTCAAGTATGTATGGATTAACTTTTGTTCCGTCATCACTTTTTAATAAAACTTCAATAGTTTTTCTTTCATTATCTATAAAATGTGCTGTAATAAAATTTTCTTCATTATTAAACATAACAAAATCCTTTCATTTATAATTTTGATATTTTCAAATACCACGTATTTGCTGTTGACGCTGAACCACTTGGAAATTCTTGTGCTCTGTAATCGTCACCATCAAATCTAAAAGTTTTATAATCACCTGTACCAGTCAATATTGTATCTGCCATACCTGAACCTCTATTTGTTCCAGTTGTATAACTATAAGCTATTTTAAAACCGTCTGAAGAGTCAGCAGCAGTTTTTTTCATCCATCCTTTTAAATACGTTTTAAAATTTGCTTCTGTATAATTTTGTAAAGCACTATCGGCTTGTTTTATATAAAGAGGTATATTTGTAGATCCACTAACTCCATTTATCTTATGTAAATAATAACTTGTAACAGTTAAAAATTGGTCTATTGCTTCTCCACCAATTCTATAGCTTCCTGTAGCCTGACTTGTAAAATTTTGACTTAAAGTTAATTCATTACCATTAATTTCAGTTATAGTTGTAGGAGATGTAGTTTTACTTGGAAGAGTTGTGTTGTTAGTTTTCCAAATTGTCATCCCAACAGTTATATTGGTTACATTATTCATAGTTACTGTATTTGTTCCACTTGCACCACCACTAGCGTGAGATTTATTTTCTGTATCTCCTAATCCAGCAGCGTCACCTGTATATAAGGATGGATCTGCTTGAGTATTAATAAAAACTGGTGTAGCAGAAACTAAAGTTGAACCTCCTACACTAGTTGCTGTATTAATATGATATGTTCCTGCTTGTGCTGATGTTAATGATGATGATGTTAATAAATTAATAGCAGGATGCAAAAATGTATCTTTAACATCTTGTAAAGTCATAGCTTGTGTATCATTATCACTTCTTCTATAAGCAGGCCAAAGCCAACCACCATCGGAAGCTGGACTACCTCCTGCTACAGTTTGTTGTATTTTATCGTAAGTGATTGTAACTGTTGTAGGTTCGTTTGTTGTTGCTTCACTAGGAAAAGAACTATTGTGGGTATGAACTGCGCCTGCTTGTTGTCTTGTATCAGTTAGACTTCCTAAATTTCCACCTGAACTTACTACACTTAATGAAACGGATGTATCTAAAGAATATTGGTAAACGCATTGGTTAATTATAGTGTTAACCATTGCTGTAGTCATTTCTTTCAGGTCGCCAGCGTCATAATATAAAGGTTTTCGTACTGCCATTATGTATTCTCCTATGTCGCACTACCAACAATTGTTTTTTGTAGGACTCCTGCTGAATTGTAAATATTTAATGTTGATGTAGCTGTAAAAATACTTGAAGTTGCATATGCAGTTGAACCATCTAAAATTACAGTACCACTAGTATCAGGAAATTCAATTAAGTTATCTTGTGTTGGTTCTACTATGGTAAATATAGTTTCATCATCACTTTCCGTATTTCCTTCAAACGCAATCTTTCTACCTTTGATAACAGGTAAACCATCAAAAAGTATTAAATTATCAGGATGAGTTGTCCTAAAACCTGCACCAGCGGCATAACCTGTACTAGGATTCATTTCTATATATCCAGCTTTTATAACACCATCAACTTCTAAGCTATCATCAATTTTAATTTCACTAGAATCTGTAGATGAAATTACATTACCAACTATTTGAATTGTTCCTAACACTTGAGTAGTACCTGTACTAGTTATATTAGCAGCAGAAATATTTCCAATTACTGTAACATTTCCAGTTACCGCAATATTTCCACCAACACCTATTATATCACCAGTAACCGTTAAGTCATTTGGAATAGTTACATCATTTGCTAAACCAACTGTTAATGTATCTGGTGAAGAAACAATTGCTGTTGTTTGATTTGCTGTACCTAATGCAGTTAATGTTTGTCCTGAACCAACAGCTTGTACAGATGAATCAACATCTGAAATAAACCAACCAGCGGCTGCTGTTACCACAGAATTAATTTCATTTACAGCGCCTATAACACTTGTTGCGGTTAATGAAGAGTCTAGTGTACCTATATCTCCAAAATCATTTGCCGCTAATTCGTTAAATTGCGTTCTAAATGTTTCTAATGTATCTGTTTGTGCTATATTTCTTGCAGCCATTATTTTTTAATTACCTCTTGTATTAAATCTTTAATCTCTCTCAATTCTTTTTTTAAATTATTTATCTCTCTAACTACATTTATCATTTCATCTTTAGTTTCTCTTTTTTGTATTTGTCCTTGCATATACATTTCATACTCACTTGATTTTTCTCTTATAATAGCATTAGAATAAACATCTCTTACTAAACCTGTATAATTTTTTACTTTTAAATATTCAGCCATATTATACCGCCAAAGCTATCGCCCTTAAATCTTTTAATCTAGGTGGATAAGATGAAATTAATCCATTCATCACACACTTAACTTGGAAAGATGTAAATTCTGGAAGAGTTGAAGCACTAAATTGATATTCCTTAAAGTCATCATCTAATACTGTATCACCAACAGATGGTGTAATATTTACGTCTGGACTACCATCTGTATTAAAATATGTCCAAGGTATATCACCTAATCTTCTTGTTTCTTCTCCTCCACTTAATCTGTAAAGAAATTTAATTGTTGAAGTTGACCTTACACTTGCCCCAACTCTTATATCTATAGCAGTTGAAGGATTTGCCAAACTAACTGCTCTTGTCATATAAGAACCAGCAGAAGATAGTCCTGAAATAGCAGTATCATCTTCATAGTCAACTTTATTAGAAATTTTTGCTACAACTTTTGAATTTAAAACTGGAGCAATTTCCATTGTTAAAGTTGTTCCAGAAGTTGTAAAGTCAACGACTGGAGTTAATTTTTTACCATCTTTTTTAACAGATACTAAATGAACACTTGAAGGAGTTGTACCTAAAGTAAATGCAGTTGCTGATCCATCTCCAGTAAATGTACTAGTAGATAAAACAGTAGGTTTATTTAATCTGTTTGTAATACAGAATACGTGTAATCTTTGAACATCAATAACAGGTGATAAATTTTCATTGTCCGAAATCATTGTACAATTAACAAGCATTGATTTATAATTTGTTAAATTTGACATTTCATTTGTTTGATTAATTGTACTTGCTACCATTTGTGGAGCAGTAAAATACACATTGTCTCCAAGTGTAACCGATTTTTCAGATGAAGCACCAGCCAAAGCAAATTCTGATTCAGAACCATCTACAGATTTACCTGTTGTTGTTCTAATAGCAGTTGTTATACTTGTATCTGGATGAATAACGTGTCCTAATTGCAATTGCAATACATCAAATTGTCTATTTTGAGTTGCTGTTACCGCATTACTTCCAACATCACCAGTTGCTATTGCTGTTCCAACTGAAGTTAAATCATAACTATCTAAAGATATATTTTTAATTGCTGTGTAAGTTCCATTAATTTCTGAATGGTCAAGACCATTATATGTTCCTGAAGCTATTCCTGCAATGGTTACATTGTTAGTTGTGCTGTGCATTCCGTGACTCTTATGATAAACTCTTATATCACTAGAACCATTAAATGTTCTAATTGGATTATTCTTTAAAGCTTTAACAGGTAAATCAGCATTTGCTAATGTAACCATTGCATAAGTACCAGTTGTAAAGACTGCCTTTTTCAAATTGAAAGTTAAATCTTCCATTTGTTCAGCATTCCAAGTTCTATTATTTGCAGATTTAAATAGAACACCCATAATTGGTTGTTCAGATACCGTTCTATCTGATCCTATTTGTGTCCCACCTAAACGAGAAACATACACCGTATAATCCTGTGAGTCTGAATATAATACTAAACAATATTCTGTTTCTTCTTTTAAATAAACAGGTGAAGGGAATGTAAATGTAGTTGCAGTTGTTCCGTTTATACTTGTAGTTATTGCACTAGGATTTAACCATTTTCTTCCAAAAGGTAATACCTGTGTTCCAGGATAACCATTAACCATATTTCTAATTTCTGCTTTAACAGGTATTGTTGTTGATTTTGTAGCAAAATAAACATCCAAACTAGTAATAAAACAACCATCAGCAGTATCAATCACAAATGATTGTGCTAATGGATCTCCACTTCTTCTTGGAGCTGGTGCTGGAGGAGTAAATCTGGATGTATTTGTAATTGTTCTTGTTTCATTAACTTCATCTCTAACCGTTTCAGTTTCTCTTGTGGAAATATTAACACCTTGCATTGTGTTTAACAAACCTTTTGCGTTATAATCTGCTTCGGCAGCTGTAGCAATATTTGTTGTATCCATAGAATTAGTAGATGAACTTGTTAATCTAAAAACTCTTTTACCTGTTCTCCATCTTGGATTTGCATCCACATTTGGATCAGGTATTACAAATGAACCTCTAACATATCCATTTGTATCTGTTACAACATTTCCTGCAAGTGAACCACCATCTGGAGTTACATATGAAATAATAGCCACATTATCAAAATAAGGATAAACTCTTGTATTTGGTCTTAAACCATATCCTTCAAAGGTTACATTTCTACTTCTTATAAATGGAACAAAATTAACACTTACAACCCTATCACCTAAACTATGTGTAACTGTTCTAGGAATTACACTTGTTCTTATTCCACCTCTTGTTTGTATTGAATCTGTTTGTGAAACCTGAGTTCTTCCTTCAGTCCAAGACCTTGGATTTCCAGTCCAATTAGTTTGCCATTCATTCCAAGCTGTACCCAAAGGAAGTTCAGTTAAATCACCTGTATTTTCTATTCCTAAATCTCTAGCTAATTGGTCAAAACTTCCTGCCAAATCAACTGTAATTTCAGGTACTCTTTCTGTTTCTCTCCATTCATCAACTGCTGGAGTTAATTCTACTGTACCAATCCAATTAAATATCATAAATGGATTTAAATTTTCTGTTTTAGTTGCGTAAGGATTTTGAATTACAGATGTTTCTGTATATGGTAAAGAAATCAAATCTCCAGTTTTTGTATAATTAGCTGCTATTCTATCAGTTGCTAAAATTGCTGAACCATCTTCATCTACTTCTTCCAAAGTAGCTGCATCCTGATTAAACATTGGTCGTACTTCACCACGTTCCATATCCATTGCACACTTATAATCAAAATTTCTAACATCACCAATATTATGTCCAGTAAAATTATCTACAACAAAACCATTTTTGAATCTATCTAAACCATCAGCATCCTGTATTTGCATTGATTGAGCATTTGCTTCCAATAATGATAATGATGTATAGTATTCCACATTTGATATTCTTCTTTCTAAATGTCCAATATCTCTCATTGTATATCTTCGATTATCAATTTTTTCTACATTAACCTCATCTGGATTTAAAGTATATGATGGTACGTGTAATGTTGCAAGATGTAAATGACCATCTAAATTTCCTGGTTTTAAAGGATTTAAATCTGAAGCACCTTGTAATGCTTTTAATGCACCATCTTTAGTAATGAAAATCTTATCAATACGTTTTAAATAATATTCCATATCAGCAGTTATGTCTGAATTAAATTCTACAACATCAACCGTTGACGCACCAGCACCGTCATATGTTCTATCAGAATTACCACTATTAATAGTTGAAGCGTCATCTACTCTAGGTCTAAAATCTAAACAATCTCTTAACTGATATATTTTACTAGTTGTATCAGATGTATAACTTGGAATATCTTCATAGTTAACAACACCAGAATAGGAATCTACATCAAAGTAATCTCCTGAACCGTGTGAGAAATAATCAAAATCAACTAATAATTGTCCTGATGGTGTTAATGCACCTGTTTTTAATTTTAATCTTCCTATATCATAAAAATTATCTCTTTGACCTGTATCTAAATTAAATCTATTTGTAATATTTGAATCACCTGAATTTGCAACTGAACCAAAACCAGATGACATATAAACATTATTAATTTTATAAACGTCTGCTTTTCCTAATCCTATAATACCACTTTCAATAGTTGCTTGAGTTGCTATTGTTAAAGGTGTATTTACATTTTTAGATTTTGTTTTTGAACCTGCAACCGTTCTAGCAAGTGTTGCTAATATTTTAACTTTATGTCCAGCAAAGTTTGCACCAAAATCAAAAGTTAAAGATTTTCCTGTAGGTGAACCACCTGATACAAAAATAGGATCACCTTCGTGGTTATTACCATTTATATTTAATGTGTCTCCAATAGCACCTGTACCACCACCACCTGTTGCCATAATTGATATAGCAAAGTCTCCATCATCTTGAGAAGCATAAATTTCATTTGTACCTGCAGTAATAGATAAATCTCCATTTGAAGATAATGTTCCTGTAAATTGCCGTCTAACATTAAAGTTAGTATCAGTTAAATTTGAATTTGTTGTTGTCTTTAAAGTTTTAACCGTTTTATAAGGTAATTCAAATAAAGCAATATTACTTTCAGGATTTTGTAATTTACTTCTTTGTCTTGTTGCAATTGCGGCTACTGATACATCCGAACCACCAACGTTAGCAGTTAATTCTACTTCGTTATTAGTTAAAACTCTTTGTATTAAAGCAGTAGTAGTTGTGTTTGCGTCATCTAACCAAGTAATTGAATCTCTTGGTCTTAATTCTGTTAAAAATTTAGTTCCATTTCCATATAAAGTTGAAGATGAATTTGAAATTGAAACATTACCACTTAATTGAGTACTGCCTCCATAAGAAGTTGATAATGAAGTATCAGCAGTATAAGTTGGACTTCCTGCCATACCAATTTGTTTTGTTTGAGCAAATTCTTTATTTTGAACTCCAGTATTACCATATAAATCTGCTTTTACAACAGCTGTATTATTTGATATTTGTCCTGTAATTGTTTCTGTAGCATTAAACAGTCCTTCTACACTAGATAATATTACCGTACCTGTTGAAGCAGTACCAGCAGACGTATAAGATGTAAACCCACTTGAATCTATATTATTACCTGCCGAATCGTGTAAACTAAAACTATTATTATCCACTACTTTAACATAATAAGTGTTATCATTTAATTCTGTCATACCAATTACATCAAAAATATGAACAGCGTCACCGTCTTTAATTTCGTGACCAGTTGCTGTTATAACTATTGGATCAGCTTGTGTTGCACCTGAAATTGTTGCAACTGTACCAGATGAAATTGCCTGTACATAACCAGTTGCACCAGAAGTTGATCCTGATACAATTTCTCCAGTTGTAAATGTTGTGTTTTTTGAAATTTTAAGATGAGTAAACATCTCTACATCAAAGATATAATGTTTCCAAATTGAAGTTTGGTCAAAAATATCTAAAGATTCTGTTGAATTTAATAATTCAAATCCTCGTGATTTAGCTCTTCCAATTCCTGGAGTAATATTACCAGATGTTGATTGTTCAGTACCACGAACAGCTGTTGCTGTGTCGTATAAATTAATTGTTTTAAATGCTTCACAATCACCAGAAACAAAATTAACATCTGGTGTTCCATATACATTATCTACATAAACAAAATTTTTAATATCAAATCTTGTTTTATGATTATTTTGTGTATCAAACTCTCTTGCCTTATCAACATCTAACCAAGTTGTTCCAATTCTTTCTGCTTCAAAACCTCTTATGTATGCTTTGAAAGGTGAAACACCAACTGCTAACATTGATGTTGCAGCTGTATTTTCATCCGATGTGGTTGCACCACTTGAATAAATTCCTCTATTATTTCCTGATAATACTGATTCTCTTACATCAAAATCAGGTTCGTTAACTGTATAGTCACCAGACTCGTCAAATGTTCTACGAGCAAGTGTTTCTTCTAATACAGCGTATTGACTATTTCTAGCGTGAACTTTTATTTGACCACTTTGAATACGAGCAATTTCTATAAAATTGGTATCGTCTGCACTACCTAAAGTTTTCTTTGTAAGTGTTAATAAAATTTTAAATCTATGAGCACCTGGAGCATTATAGTTTGTAGAACCAGCTGCATTATCATTTAAAGTAGTATCATCTGAAGCAGATGTAAAACTTTCTGCTACTGTTAATCCTACTCTATATGAAGGTGTATTTGTATATTTGTCTAATATTAAAGTTGAAGTAGATACATTTACAAAATATCCATTAATGTAATAAACACCTGCTTGAACACCAGCCGCTGAACCTGTGTGAGTTGAAGCTACAACAGCAGTTGGAAACCCATCAGCACTTGAAGTAATTGTTTCTGTATCTGTAAATACTGTAGTAGTGTTATCTGTTCCTGTCTTATCATATTTTATGAATAATGTATCTGGATCAGTACCATCTATAGCAGAAACGCCTATACATTGAGCAACTACTCCTGAAGCTCCTCCAGTTAAAGTTGTACCATCATAATCGTTTATATCTGAAACTGATTTAGATGTTAATTTAATTGCTGTATAATTAGTGTCTATAGATAATTGTCCAGGAATAACAGATGAACCACTTTTAAATATGTGGTCACCAAATTGCTCAACTTGATTCTGTAGTATAGTTTGTGATTGTGTTAGTTCCCTTGCTTGAACAGCAAACGCTGGTCGGAATAATATCCGATGGTAATTATTATTTTTTGAATAATCATCATAATAGGGACTGACATTAAAATCTATTGGACTTGGCATTTAATTCTCCCTAAAATTCTATAATCAATTTGATATTCTCGGTCTGATCCGCAGCTCTTGTAATTGGCGCTCTGTTTTCAACGTAAACTATATCTCCAGAGCCGTGGTCAATTTCTGAACTTGAATATCCATTTGAAAATGTTTGATTGTTAACTGTACCTGTTGTTGTATCAGGTGTAACCGTTGCACTTGAAGATTGTCCAGTTATAATATTTGTTCCACTAAAAGCTGTTTGATTTCCGTTACTATCTATCCCCTCATCATTGTGTCTTGTTTGTATAAAATATAAAATTTTATTAGTAGAGTCCCATTCAATTACTGTTCCAACTGCACCAGTTGACGCTTGATTTATTTCTTCATCAACTGTAAATGTTCCTGCTGATACTGAACCAACAGTAGCCGTTGTTGCTCTTAACGTAGCAGCAGTAGCAGCAACTCCACTTGATTTAGGGTCTCTTATTAAAGATACTTTTCTAAAATCATTTGCAACTGTAACATCACCAGAATTACCTGATTCTGTTCCTTCTAAACTTGTATTTAACATAACAAAAAATCCACCTAATTCTTCAACTGCATTAAATCCGTGCCCGCCTATTGGTTCTATAATTACATCTAATTCCGAAGTAATTAATGCTACACCACCAGCAGAATTAATATCTGCAATTCTAATATAAGCAAAAGTATATCCAGTACCTGGAGTTGTTACAGTTGCTGCTGTTACAGCACCTGAAGCAATTGTTACTGAACAAACCCCACCTGTTCCATCACCTCTTATAGGAACACTTGTGTGTGTACCATCTGTTCCTGCTGAACCTGGAGTTTTAATTTTAATTACATTAATTGCACCATCAACTGCCGCTGTACTTACTGTTGAATCCGTTCCAACTGCCATAAAATCTACAGATAAAAAATCTGCTTGTTGTGAAGCAGTTAAAGTGTACATATATTTCCACTTATAACCGTCAGCAGTTAATTGAATAATTGTTGATGTTCCACTAGGTTCTACTGTAGAAAAAGCATTGTCATTATTATCTAAACATTTATAAACATTTCTTGTTGATGATAATACATAAAACTTTGCATCATATAAAGTTGTAGCACCACTATTAGTAGTTGAAGCTGTTGTTGTGCCTGTTATATATTCGCCAATATCGTGTCTATAATAATCATAAACTGTGCCAGTTGTCCAATTTCTTCTAGGAATTACAAAGCCAACATTTGTACTTATAACTTTTTTAACTGCCAACAAATCATCATAAGTATAATTTTGTGTATTAACATTATCTGGAGGTGTTACAGGTAATAAATCTGTTCCTTCGTTATTTGTTCTATCATCACCTCTTGTAGAAGTAGTAAATTCTTGTGGTCTACCAATTCCTAAATAAAAAGTATTTCCAGAGGCTTCACTAAAAGCTTCTTGGAATTGTTCACTATTGTGAACTCTAAATTTACTTGTTATAATTGCTGGCATTTATTATTCCTTTTCTTATATTTATACGAGTTTGTACTATGTTATACTAATTGTTCCGTTTAGAGCTGCGTGAGCTGTACATTGATAATATAGAGTTGCTGGAGCGTCCATTTGAACGTGAAATATAATTGCACCAGTAGTAGCAGCATTATTGGTAACTCCATCATTATATACTGTACCACCTATACCTGTTGTTGATTGTATTCTATATGGGTGGGAACCACCAGCATTGTTAATAAAGTAATAAGTTTGACCTTTTTTCAAATGTAAATCAGGATTATCACCACTCGTACTTGCAAAACCAGCACCTGTAAATAAGAAACCAGTTCCGTTTTCAGTAACCAATAATTGAGAAATTGGTGTTTGTGTGTTTGCCCAAATTGTACCATTGTAAAATAATGTATCACCTGCTACTGGTGATAAATCAGTAAGGCTTATTAATTCTTTGTAACCTGAAACAGTTGCTATATATGGTTTTTCTGTTGCTTCATCTAAAGCAGGAGTACCTGAAAAGGTTGTATTACTTGGAAAACTAGCAAAATTTGCGTGATTAAATCTTACAGATGAAGCTGAAGCATTAACTAGAAATTGAGCTGCACCAGAAATTGATAATCCATTTACTGTCGTAGCTACAGAACCTAACGCAACATTTGTATAACCTAATGTTACATAATCATTTGCTAATTGTGTATTTAAAATGTTAGCATTAGCATCTAGGTCTGTACCTGTAATTCCAGTAATTGCAATTGATAGTGTATCTCCAGTTACCGTTGTTTCAATTCCACCTCCACCTATAATTCCTAAAGTTTCACCTAAAGCAATTTGTGTAACAGTTGAAGAGTTGTCAGTAATAGATATTGGTTGAAATGTATTTGTAGGTGATGTTAAATTTTTATTTGTAAATACTTCTGTACCTGCTAATGTAGAAACAGATGAACCTGCTTTTTCTATTGTATTATCTGCTAAATCAATTGTTTTGTTTGTAAGAGTAGTAGTAGATGTGGCTGTAACAACTGTAGCGTCAACAGAAAGAGTTAAATCATTACCAACTAAATTTGAGCCAATACCAGTACCACCTATTACATTACGGAATAAACTACTGTCTATAATACTACCGTCACCTATAGCTGTATAAATTTCATCAAAATTATCATTGATTATATCTCCACCCTCACGCAAATTAGTACCTGTGCCATCATTTGCTATTGTTCCTATTAAAATTGATTGTTTAGCCATTTGTTCCTTTAAATTACTTTACTATTTATAAAGATTATGTTGAAGCATTATCAAAAGTTGTTGAAGTAGAACTAAATTCCGCTACTGTATTACTAAATAGATTTCTATTATATGTAATATATGATGGCTGAGCAAAATTCATTTTAATAGTCCTACCATCTACATTGGAAGTCATCAAGAAAGCTCCTTGTCTTCCATCTAAACTAGAGTTTGTCGCAAAAACTTTTAACTCTTCTAATGTTTTAAACACTATTCCGTGACCAGCAGTTGATGTACCATATATCGTATTTACCCATTTATCAAGATTGCCCCACCTAGGACCTGCGTATGCCCATCCTCGTTTAACAAGAACACCATCAATAAATGACCTCTTTCTACTTGTATAATCTATTGAAAGACCTGGTCTTGTTAATGTAACATCTCTTTGACCAGCAGCAAAGTGTTCAATTGAATCTTCTGGTAGATATATTGTTCCACCTTCAAAAGCATTTGCTCTTAAAGATGTTCCATCATCTACTGTTCCTAATCTTCTTCCAAAGATTGTAGAGAATAGAGTATTAAGAATTGCAAATATTGGTATTTCAACTTCTTGTTTACCAGAAACAGCACCAACAAGTGGTAATGTTCCTCTAACATCTAATTGAGATTGTACATTTACTTGACCAGTAAAATAAAATCCTGCTGTGTGCATTGTCTTTTTAAATGCGTCACGCCATACTGAAATTGAACGAGCAACTTTTAATACATAAGAAAAATCTTGATAGTATTTACTATCTTGTACTTTCATTGTTGTTTCAGAAAGCTTACCATCTTCATTAATAAATTTACCGTCTGTATCTGAAACTGAAACAACATTAATTGAAGCAATAGAAACATCAACCTTTTTAATAGTTGCTGTACCACCTGTTTGTGATGTTACAGTATCACCAATAGCAAAAGTACCAGTAACAGTTTTAATTCTTACTAATCCTTTAGCAACATCAAACGTATCTATTATTCCAGTTCCAGCACTAGTACTAGTAATAGTAGTATTTGGTTGGAATGATCCTGTAACACCTATTACAATACAACTATTATAAAATCCTAATTGTGGAGGTGTAGGCGCTAATTCATATTTCTTTCCTAACTCAATTGTTTTTAATGCAACAATTCTTCCAATTTCATCACCCCACGCTCTTATAGCTGCTGCTGTACCTGTATTTGAAGTTACAGTAACATTTGGTAATGTAGAATAACCTGAACCATTTTGTATTAAAAATAAATCTTCAATTGATCCTACACCTAAAGCACTTTCTTGCATAATGACATTACCAAAATATGGGTCACCTGACATTGTGCCGTCTTCTAATGTTATTTTATTTCCTGTATTATCTTCATTAATAATACCACCATTAATAATTTTTACAAAACCACTTGCATTTAATCCACCTGTACCAGTATTAGTAAAATTTAAAACATCTCCAACTTGATAATTTACTCCTGGATTATCAATTACAATGTCTGTAATTCCACCTATACCAATTTCATCAATAGCAAATATAGCACCAGTCCCACCTGCAACAAGTGAAACATAATCAGCTGTAGTATTTAATGCACCATTATTTTGAATTACTTTTGTTCCTGGAATACCTGTTATAGTTGCTTTAATATACCAATCGTCTGTATCAGAAGCAGAACCTTGTATTTGTTCTCCAACTTGAAATGTGCCTTGAATAGAATCATTATTTAATATAAATTGAGAAACTGTATCTGCACCAATTTGATACGTTGCAACATTTTCAACAACTGCATATGCTTTACTAATAGTACCTGTAATTGTTCTTCCAATTAATTGTGTTGTATCGCCTATATCTGGAATTACTCTTAAAACTTTTAATGTATCAAATTTACCATCTGATACTCTTAATAATTGTTCTCTAGGATAAAATGTTTGTGCCTCTTCATTAAATAATATTCTAAAAAATATTTCGTGTCCTCTATTTGTACCTTTAGAACGATAAAGTGAATTAACATTTTTAATAAGATTTCTTTTATTAACATCATTTGCTAATGTATCTGGTAGTGTTACAAGAAACTCATCTCTAAACTTTGTTAAAAAATTATCAATTACATTATCGGGGTCTCTAAAATGAATTAAATCAGAAATATTGTTTACAGGATTTGGTGTATAACTGTCTATAGTTGCATATGCATTTGAAGTTCCACCTACAACTGTTTCTCCTTTTATAAATTTATTTTGAGCAGATATGAATAAACGACCATTATTTAAATCTTCGGTTAAAACTGTTGCTATTGCGTTTGATGTTTGACCTGTTATAATTTCTCCACGAGTAAATTTTCCATATTCAGTACCAGAGTAAATTTCAAAAATAATTTTATCACCTGCGTCTAGTAATGTTCTTGCAGTACCTATAGCACTAGAATTCAAAACTAAATTATTTGCTTGTGCTGTTTCTGTTTCTAATAAAATACCTTCTGTAGATTTAACAGAAGTTACTGATAATTCAGCAGACTCTAATAATTGGTAATAGACTTTAAGAAATTCGGCAAACTTTGGATGTTGTTCAATTACAAATTCTGGTAATTGACTAGAGAGTATTGTAGAAATTTTATCATTAAATTTTGCCATTGGTCATTAATAACTGGAAGTTGTTGTGTAGCCCACACCAGCTTCAGCAGAACCTCCTACAAAAGAATCAGCGGTAACTGTTATATTTGAATTCCCAACATCAATTTCTACAATTTGGTCTCTAACAGGAACAACATCATTTGAATTTGGTGTTACTGTTAATTGAACTATAGTTGAAACTTTTCCTCCTATATTTGTTATACTAGCAATTTTTAAAGAGTTAATTGTAACTGCACCTGTGCTATAATCAATTGTACCTTGTGATGAATTTAAATAACTTTTTACACCACTAGCAAGAAAATATAATCTTACATTACCTGCTCCATCACTATCAAAAAAGAATTCGTTATCATTTCCATCTATTTTAAATCCTGTTGAACTTAATATCCCACCTGTACTTGCTAAATGTCCAGAGTGTGGATTATATAATGCATTTCTAAAATAAACAAAATATTTTGATGATGATAAAAGTATTGGTGTAAAATCTTTTCTTATTTTAACAGTTGTTATATTTGATAAAATACTATCATCTGTTTCATCAATCAAACCTGTAACTTTTGAAAATCTGAATACTGAATCAAACTTTTGTAAATTTTCTGTATTATAATTTATTAGTGTATTAATAACTTCTGCTTTTATAGTTGAAGCAGTTTTTGCTGTTGCCTTTGCGTCATACTTAACATTTGAAGTAATTAATACGGATGTTGTTTCTGGATCTTTTATAACAGGTCTTACTGAAGCAACGTTAAAAGGTCTTAATTGAGTTACAATATCTGCTTTCGTTGTATCAGTTAACGTAGAACCTGAAGCAGCTTTAATAGAAATATTTACAACACCATATTGTGGAGTTTCATCATCTTCACCACCCCACGCACTTATTGATAATGCATTTGGATAAATTGATTTAACCAACGTTTCATAATCAGTTGCTGTGACTGCTCTATCTTGAGCTGAATATTGTAGAGGTGCATTAAATTTTATTGATTCACTTGTTTCACCTTCTGAACCTCCTTGAGAATTTGAATCAGTTGAAATAGTAACGTCTGTATAACCACCAACGTTTCCATTTAATGCAAATGTTGAAGCTCCATTTGAATCTGTTCTATTAGTAATAACATATTCCATAATAACTATATTATCATCACTTAATTTTTTACCTGTTACACCATCACCAAAATAAATTTGAAATTTTCCATCAATTGTTTCTTGTATAAAATAAACTTTTGAATCACTTGATACACTATTATAACCACCTGCTAAAGCATAAACACTTTGTGTTGTATCAGTTGAACTATTTTGAACTATAATTTTTAATGTTGATGTATCTGCTGTATTAGTTGGTATAACTAATTTTTGGTCTGGATCATTTATATCATAAACATATTTAAATGTAACCAACGTTCCTTCATAAATTGTAGCATTTTTAAATTCGTAAATACCATCAACTGGTGAAATTGTTATATCTTCATTTGTTACATACTGATATTCTACTGAATTAACTGTAGTTGAAAAAACTGTTCCTTTTACCATTGTAACAGACGAACCAATTGCATTATTTAATTTAATATCAATAGATGCTCTTGGTGCTCTAGGAGATGAAGGTGTATAACCTAACATCTTTGCTAATGATACAATATTATTTCTAATATCAGCACTATCCAAATACAATTCGTTAGTTGACATATTAGCAATATATGACAAATAATGTGTGTTGTAAGATAACACGTCTAATAGAATTGAAAGACCAGAACCATCAAAGTCATAATCTTGAAATTGTGTTTGACTTTGTAAAAATGTTTTTAGATTTGATTTGATTTTATCAAAATCTAATTCTGATATTTGTAATTTGTGTTGTGCCATCTTATCTTAACCTTTGTAATTGTACATTAACTACTTGTGGAAGAGCAATACCTATAATATAAAAATGTATATCTACTCGTAATCTATTGCTATCTATATCTTCACCAATAGCTGGATTCATTGATTCAAAAGTATCATCATTAATTATAATTGAAGTTAAAGAAATTCTTGGTTCATTATTTACCAAAACTTCTTCTATTTTTCTTTTTAAAAATACTGATGTTAATGGTGTATAATTTTCAAAAAGAAGTTGTCTTACTCCACAACCTAATTCAGGATGGAAAAGTCTTTCATAAAAGTTTGTTTGTACTAAATTTTTAACAGCTCTTTTAATTGCTATGACATCTTCAACAGTATTAACATCATTGGTAACTATATTTCTACCAAAATTCAAATCTATATCTTTGAATTTCCTAGATTGTTTAGTACTAGTACTTTTTACACTAGGAGTCCAATCACCTAAAAATGTTTGATTTGATTGTGCCATATACAATATTTATACGTTTATCCTGCGAAGACTGTATCTGATCCTTGAGTCATTTGTCCTGCGTCTGTGGAATCATCTTTTCTTGCAATAGACAACCCTACTACATTAACTGTTGAAGAACCTACATTAACAACAGCAACGTGTGGAGCGCAAGGAGGTGATGGTGGAAAAGGATGTGATATAGTTTTATCTGTTTTTCTTGCTATTAAAATACCATTTGCGAAAACCGTACTTTGAGTAGGAGTATCTAATATAGTTGTTGAGGCACAAATATGGCCTGTTGATAAACTATCACCTTTTCTACTTACTTTTGGCATTATTCTTTATTTCCGTAAACTTCTCTTTCCATTCTCATTATAAATCTGTAAAATTCGTCTTCGCTCATTGTATCTCTACTTTCCCACCTACTAATTCCAACTCTTTAGTTATTTTATCTGCTTCTTCTTGTTCTAGGTCTTCTTTAACTACAGAAGGAGCATCTTCTACAAAATTCTTTGCTTCTAACAAACCCATATCTCTAAAATGTCTAATTTTTTGAATAACTGGTATTTTTTTACCAACTTCAAACCCTATTAAAACCACTTTAACTAATTTTGCTACTTTTTCTTCAACAATAGGTGCAGGTGCTGAAGTTAATGCCGCTAAATTTAAATTCCAAGCCTTTTCCAATTTTTTAGATAATTCTCCAGCTTCAATAACTGTTAATTTACCTAATTGCTCTACTAAACTATCAATTGAGGTTGCCATCTTTAAAACTTTTAGTTTGCATATTACCTTTTTTATTAGTATAAGTACAATACCCATTAAATTTGGGATATTTCATTAATAAACTTTTTTTAAATTTTTTATAACTCATCGCTTGCATAATTTCAGCGGTTCCATCATCTTTTGTTACTGTATATTCATATCTCATTATGTTTCTTCCGATTGTCCAGGGTAACTTTCATCATTTAGTGGTAAAGCGCAATCATCACAACGGCAATATTTACAAATTTCAATATTATTTGTTTCTATCATTTCTCTTTTGGGTTTTCCGCAATGGGATTCTCTTCCACAATTCTGACAATACATTTTTACCCTCCTTTTTATATTATTTATTAAAAACTACAAGAAACTTGGGCAACTTGTTTTGCGATTCGTTCTAAATCAGTAATCCAACGGCACTCTTGCAATTTTACGCAAGAAACCAAGAACATAGAACAAAATATGAACAAAAGTATTATTAACCTGTTGATTTTCTTCACTTTTTCCTTCATTTTTTACTTGACTCTCCCTTATATTTAGTATAGTATATAGATAATGAAAGGAACACTATGTTTAAAAGTATGAACACTTACCAATTTAGACTTGAAGGCGATTTTGATATCGAATCAGGTGTAAATAACCAAACAATTGATGAAATTAAAAAATCTTTTGTAAATAATAATAGAATTGCTGTTGTAGAAGCAGACGAATCTGCTTATGACGGTATAATCGTCAAATCTTACTCTTCTAAAGAAGATTGTCAAAGAATACTTGATGGAGAAATGATTAACTAATTAAAAATGTGGAAAATTAATACAATTTGCATATCTGCAATAATCGTTTTGATGTATTGCAATCATTTGCTTAATATCTACGGTTAAATACTTAAAAAGGAATGCCGTGGGGTTAACTCATTTATCCCCACCGCTTTCCTTTAGACGTATTTCTATCTTTAGCACCTACAGTATAGCCAATTCCAAAGGATATGGCTATCACTGTACAAATGGCTAATATGTGCCATACCCAAAACATTACTATTTTTTAACTCCAATAAGTTTATCTTTTAACGCTAATTTCATCTTCTTCAAATCTTTTAATGTTTTCCACGCACTAGAAGTCCTATCTAGTTGTCTTATTGTTTCTGCTTCATTAACTTGAGTCTTCAATTGTTTATGTTCTCTTTTAAACGGATTTAAATTCATCTTTTATACTCCTTTATGTTCATTAAAAAATCTTGTATGTTCTTCTTTTGTAATAGTCGCCTTTTTGCCATCCTGAATTATTATTTTAAGTTTTGTATCTGTTAAATAAAATACTGGTGATATATAATTATATTTTCCGTTAAAATAGGGTTTGTTAGCATCAGGATCAAAAACATAATCATATCTTTTATCTATGACAGGTATGGTATCATAATGTGTTCCATCCTTATCTATATTCCAACTATGATGTATAATGGGAGTAGCATTTATGTCTTTATTAAAATTATCAACTAACCAACCTAATACAAAATCACTTCCAAAGTTTTTCGCTTCTTCAACTGACATAGTAATACATTCACGTTGTTTATAATTTGTATTAGGTCTATGTTCAACGTCTTCAATATATTTTGCTCTTGGTCTAAACTTTATAAAGCGTGTTGTCGCTTCTTTCATCTTTTCTTAACTTCTCTTAATCTAGGATTATAACCTTTCGGCCATTCCAAATTAATTGTTAATGTTGAGTTGTCTTGTTTGAGAATTCTTATTTGATGACCATTGGGAGTAGAATTATCCCAATATCTTTCGTAGTTGTCTATATTAATAACTTCTTTTTTTGGTTCATCTTCTTCAGGTGTGGCTAAAGTATATCCATACTTTTTTTTGAATTTAGTTTCCTTTTCTTCGTCAAGATGGTCAAACATCCCAGAATTGGGTGTGTTGTTTGCTATATCATCTAAAAATTTACTATTGGCGTCTTCATCTATTTCTTCTTCTCTTTTTCTAGCGGCTTGTTCTTCTTTAAATCCTACCATTAAAACTTCCGAAAGAGATGGTTCTTTTTTAACTATTTCTGTAGGTACGCCAGTCCCATCATTTTTAATTTTAAAGTCAAAGTCTTCTTTTGTAGGAACGCCATACTTATCATTAATAGCTCTTGTGCCTGCGTCTTCTTCTTGTGCTACCTTTTGTGCAAATGTTTCAATATTCATTTTATCACTCACTTTCTTTATCATATTAATATTTATAAGACTTTTGGTATAATAGTTTTTTGAGGTTTAAAGTTAAAATCAAATGCAAGAGTAATACGTTCCTTATTTCCTAATTGAGTATCTGTATAATGTGGGACGCAGCTAGGAAATAATATTATTTGTCCTACCTCATTAGGTAGTTTAAGGGTGCGAGGATTATTAAGTTGGTCAACCGGATTTATATAATAAGTGGCAGTATTCTCACATTGAATACAAATATGTCCACTTAAATAAGCAAAGGGTGCAATCGAATGAATATGTGCTTTAATACGTTCTCCTTTCCTCATAACATTGGCCCATCCGCTTAGATTAAAATCCGAAAGACCTTTAATTTTTATTTCATTTAAAAATCTTGAATGAAAATCTAAAATAATAGGTTTTAATTTTTTCATTTCAGGTTCTAACCAAGAAAAAATATTAAAATGTTTATGTCTTGAAGTTAAGCTATTTTTGCCTAATCCTGTATAACCATCTACTTCCCCCTCCACGCTTGATGTAGTGGCAGGAGGGAATTTTTCTAATATCTCTTTTTCTTTTCTTAAAATAATTTTAGCTATCTCTTTAAAATCTACATTGGAAATAAGTTCGTGCCCAAGATGATAATGCCATTGAGGAGCAAAAGAAGTTTGGGGCGGTTCACTTTTGGTTTGGATTATATTCATATCTAATACTTATATAAGTCTATCATACATTTCGCCGAACGTCAACCTAGAGGTGCTCTGAGCCTTTTAGATTCGAAAAATTCCAGACTTGACAACTCTATTAACTCTTATAAATATTAGTTTAGAATGGACATACCTTCTAAAAACAAAATCATCATAGAATCCTCTTCCCACACTTTCGCTGACGTTGACTTTATTGTCTATTGCCAAAAAGCCTTATACGACAACAAGCCTTACCGAATACGTATAGTGGATTGGGAAGCTGAGTATTGTATTGCTTACATTAAAACGTTAAGACAACACCACCGTTGGGAACCTTTACGTTTTAGATATCAACGCAAAGGGCATTATATATTTGTTTCTAGGATTAATAAAAATACCAAATAAACAAAACAAACACTAGCACCCATAAAGGTACTTGTTTGTGTAGTAAAGTATTCCAAGTCTTTGTAACAACCCATTTTATATTCTCTATCATTTTTTCTCCTTATAAGTTAAAACGCTAGGACGAGTACTGTACAAATTAAAGCTAGGGCAATAACACAACCTACTATACCTATCGCTATACTTTGATTATACTTAATTATCCATTTAATCATTAATAGACGCTCTTACTTCCTTCGTATAGGCCTTCTTCATAACCAGACTCTATCACTCGTAGAATCCTTATACGTGCTGCCGTTTCACCTTTTGCTTCTATATATTCTACTTCTGCTTTAACATCTTTACCACAAGCAAACTGAACACGCTCAGGTTGGATATTTCTTTCTGCTATGCGCTTAGATTTAAGGCATTCGGCCATTGATGATTTATACGTGTGCTCAACCAATTCGCCTTCAAAAAACATACAAAGAGCAACACAGATTATAATTTCTTTCATTTATTCTTATTCTTTCTGACATCATACACTACCCAAACAATAAAGATAACTAGAAGTATTACTCCTAGTATATCCATATTATTGTCCCAAGTAGATAAATGACTATTGCTAAACCTAATAACATTTCATTCATATGTGTTTATTCCTACATCTATTTAGTTAATTGGTTGTGCTTGTGGACTCTGGAGCATTTTGTGAAGCACTACACGTGTATATATAACATCCAAGATTTAGAGATTGCCAAAGACAATGGCCATAACAATAAAGAGTATCACCAGTATGTAAATACTAATCATTGATATCAAGTGACTTAATGATTTCTTTAAGTTCTTCAATAACCTCAACAGGTATAACAGGTATTGCTACTAACACCTTTTGTTCTTCAGGTAATGTAAC